ACACTATAAAAAATTATGTCATATATCTTATGTATATTAATTCAAATGCTTGCTAAGTATTTAATTTTAAGTATGCACATTATAATATACCTAAACAAATAGTATTATGACAATAAAAATTTCTTTTTTCTTTTTAAAAATTAAAATGCTAAGTTTGGAGTAAACTTAGCATTTTTAGTAGGGAGATACATATATTATGTCGCAGGTTCTAAGAATCGAACTTAGACTAGACACCAGTACCTGCATGGTGAGTGAGGTTACCAAGCCCCACCCGATTTTTAGACTTCTGAATTAAGATACAAAATATAAAATTTTGCCCTCAATTTCTCTACTTTTAGTGTATACGTTGATTAATATTTGAACATAGTTAGAATTGAACTAACAGCGTCCTCACGCCCTGCCTAGTCTGTTCGTAGTGACTAGGGCAATCCCTTATACCCTAGTCAAATATTAAGTTTTGAGAGGGAAATCTTTATTTCCACAATACTATTATCTCATGCTTTTTTAATCAAAAAGGGGAGAAAGTAGGGAATAAAGTGGGAATTTCTGGGGAAAAACTGGGGAATTTTCTAATTTTTAAATAATGGGAGTTCATTTTCCTTAATTCTTGGATAAAGCATATCCATAACTTTATACACTAATCTTTCCCTTACACATCTACATGTTTTCCTATCTGAGTTCATCTCTAAGGATATATAAACCATACTATTTTTCATTCTACTATTATAAAACAGTTTAAAAAAATGTTCTTCTCTTATATCTAAGCATGTAAGTGCATTTTCTATTTTCTTCTTTTCTATTTCTTTATCTTTTTTCAGTTTTTTCAATCTAGTAATATCTCTTTCTTTTTTTATAATCTCATTCTCAACAGTTGAATTAAAAGCATATGTTGGACTTACTTTTTCATCATATCCAACAGCCTTACACCCAAATATCTCATTTTCTCTACTTTCTATATCTAATTCAAGATTCTTAATTTCTGCACTTAAAAATTTATAATGATGTAATCTACCTTCTACTTTTTTAAATAGTTCTTTTTTATTGATATTATTATCCATACTTCCACACTCCTGTTTATGTTATAATAATCTTGGATAAAAGTTTTATATTTTTGACAAGTGGAGTGTGAAAGCACTCCTTTTCCTTTTTTTTGAATAAATTTAACTTACTATTGATAATTGACTATTTAAAAGTCTTATTTCTTCTTCAAACACTATAGGTAACTTATAATTGTTTACAATCTCTAATACTTTATTTAATTGACAACGCTTTATAGCCTTATAACTATCTACTCCAAACTCTCGTTTAATCTGATGGTATATATCATTGTATACTTTACCTCTTAAAGATTTATTTTTATAAGCCTTACTTCCATGACCTCCTAGTGATTTTGTTGCTACCTTCTTAACTTCTTTTACAATACTTTCACATTCAATATTGAATAGTGGTGCATCATCCATAAAGTTCTCTAATTTCTCATTAACATTCTCTATTTTAGTTTCTAAGACTTCTTGTTTCTTATCTAGCATAAATATAGCCTGTAACTCCTTTGATGCACTTAAAAGAGGATTATTTAGTTCTTTTCTCATAGAGAAATATCCATCAACTAACTTCTCATATAATTCCCAAGCTATATCATCTTCTAATATTTTTAATAATTTTGCATAACCTCTTTCAGATAATATATAAATCCCAGATAATAACCCTTTGTTTTTTAACCCTCTATAAGAATTAATTGATTGTTGAGTAAATCCTAATTCTTTTATTTTGGTATCGTCCAAACCGACACCTAACAAATCTAATATATCTTTTCCATCTTTAAATCTTTTTCTATTCTTATTTATAAGCTCATTAATCTGTCTAGATTCTCTATTATGTATCTCGGCTATATCTTTTACTAGCATTGCTTTCTTATGTTCTCCAAATCCCCCCTCAATGTTATGAAATTTCATTCCCTCGATTTCTAAAGTTCCAAGTACTGTTATTTCTTTATTTATATTTTCATTCATAATTTATCTCTCCTTTGTCGTTTGATATATTCTTTATTTAGCTTTTTCACATTTTTATGAAAAACTATGGGCATAATTTAACGAACGGATTTTTCCGTTGGTTAGATAACATCTTCTAATATAACCTCAACCCTGGGATTATCGCTATAATATTTACTAGCTACAACCTCAACAATCTGTGTATCATCCTTATAAGCTATCTCATTGAGTGAATCAGCTATAATCTTAACAACATTGTCAATATCGGGTTTTTTACTAGGTCTTAACACATTATTTCTTTTCTGCTCCTTAACCTTTTTACTATTACTTTTAGCTATAGAATAGTAACATCTTAAAGTCATTTTTATATAACCTTCAAAGTAATGTTTAACTTTAGATTGATATAACCATCTTATTAGTTCCTCATAATCTCTAGTCTTATTAGGTGTATAGGTCCTTTTAGTAGCCAAAATAAACCTAGGTCTTTCTTTACCAATTGGTTCTCCATCTATTACAAGAAAAACTTTCATTTTTTCACCTTCTTAGCCTTTTTCCTACATTCTTTACAACAATAAACATCCTTAGATTTTTCCTTAAGATAAAATAATTTGCCACACCAACTGCATCTTATCCTTTTCAAAGAATCACTTCCTTTTAACTCACATATTTAATCTATTTCAATTTCGACTATAGCTCTACTTAAAAGCTTCACATTATAATTTTCTTTTATATTTTCCTCATCTTTTTTAAAAGCTCTTGCTTCTTCTAAGTCAGTAAATATAGAGCTGTATACGTTCCCTTTTTCCCATTCTCTTGTTGTCTGCCAAGTCACTTTAAATTCTGTAATAACCATATTGACTGCTCCTTTTCATAATCTCACTCCCTAGTCGCAAAATCTATTTATAAAATTCTCTACGTATCTATATTGTTGTTTAATATAAGCATCATCTTCATTACCACCAGTAGCCATCCAGTCACATATTCTTCTATCTACATCACTTAATATGCCAAATGGGATATCATACTTATTTAAAGCATCATTTAACTCTCGTATGTTGTTTATCTCAACTTTATTTCCAGTATTCTTCATACAATATTTCCCCTTTTTCAACTTGTTTATCTTCTATTTGTCCTAGCACTCTTTCATATTCTTTACGACCTTGCCATTCTTTTATTACAGCATTTTCAATATCTTGTACAAATATAGCTAACTTTCCATTTACATTCGCTATTTTTAACCATATAAGTTCATGTGTGTTATTCTTTTCTACCCATATGGTAATTTCCTTATTTTCTTCCAAACATATATTATTTAGATATATCTCATTATTTATCTTATACATTTGAGTAGTAATCATAATCGCACCTCTTTTATAAGTCAAAGTAAGTCTATAACATTCTAGTTTCATTCATAAACTTACCTTGACTACTTAAATTATTTAAACCTAGACTATTTGTTTCCTTCACTTTCCATTTTAATTAATAATTCCTTTATTTCAGTAGCTTCTTCTTTTATACATTTAATAGCTAGTTTAATTTCTTCTTTTAAGCGAATATTTAATTCTTTATTTGTAAAAGTAAGCGGTATTTTAGTACCATTTTTTCTTACAATTGATATATTTATTTTTTTACACTCTTCTATTTCCTTTAAATATTCTCTTAATTCTTTTTCATCTTCTTTCGCTCTCTTTATAGCCTCAAGTATAGGAATAACAGCTACTTTATATCCTTCTGGAATATCATTTAAATTTATTTTCATTTTTAAATCTCCTTTTCTAACCAATTTTTATATGTTGTATCACAATCTTTGCTTTCGCAATCTACCTTATCATTTATGCAACTACCACAAATCTCTTTCCCAAATTTCTTATACACTTCTCTTTCATCAAGATTATTTGACTTGCACATTTCTTTATTAGTCATATGCTCACCTTCTCTGTTTGAAAGAAACTTATCTGTCTTTCATTTTCTATATCTTCATTACTAAATCGTTTTTCTAGGTCATGTACTGTGACCCCATTAGCTCTAAAAGGTACAGGACTATCTTTATCTAATTTAAGCATACTCCCCCACAAATCGGGATAATATTTTCTTAATGTTCTGAGGCTATCTAAGCTTTGTTTAGGGCATAAATAGCAACCAGTTCGCTTGAATCTGTGATGTATCTCATAATAAAATCCTTTTTCTTCTAAATATTTCAAACAATCTTTTTCAGTCATTTTTGCTTCGTAAAGTGGTGCTATACAGTTTTTTTCCAGTCTTTTATATCTGTTAGGTTCATCAAAGGCAATTCCGATATATCGCTTGTGTTCTCCAATCGAATTGAAATATTTATTAGCAGGAGCAAGTTTTAATCGACTATTACACCATGCTCCCAAGGTGTATGGAAAACCCCATATTTGCCCTTTATGCTTACCTTGTTTATTAACAGTATAAAAGTATTCTTCAAAGGTTTTTTCTGCTTTAATTCTTGTTATTTTAAAGTTTATTCTTTTTTCAAAACCATCTATTATGTCATAAATTTCTTCAAATTCTAGCCCTGTATCTATAAATACAATTTCATCAAGAGGTAATTTCTTTTCTAATATCAAAAGGAGCATTGCTGCTGAATCTTTTCCTCCACTAAAACTAGCTACATATTTCATATGAGCACCTACTTCTCATTATAGAAATTAACATTTTTAATAACTATATCTACAGTTCCATTCCCATTATGTCTAATACCATACTTCATAAAATCCTCAAAATCATCCATCTTGCCTTTTATCTCAAAACCTGTATCTGTTTTTATATGTCTATTTTTTAAATTCTTTTCAACCCATTTTTTATCAATATTAAAACTTTCAATCCCTTTTTCTTCTATATGGTCCTTAAAACTATCTTTTAAATCATCCTTTATCGCCTTATCAGCAAACTCATTTATATCAAGTTTTTGTTTTTCTCTTAGCATATAAAGTAACATTCCTCTTACATCTTCGCCCTGCTTCATATCACTATATAAATGTGCTATATAAGAGTCCACAAAAGCTTTAAACATCTTAGTCTTATACTTATCATCTTTTATCTTAGTAGCATTTAAGAACTCTGTAACAAACTTAGAATTAGCTTCTTCCTTTTCTGCATCCTTATCCAATACTTTTAGATGATATTCGTCATTCATTCCACTTAATCCAACTATGACGGCAATTTTGACTATCTTAGTCTCTTGTATGTTAATTTCATTTTTAGACATCTGTATATTAAATTTATCATCTTCAAACTCAATTGAATGAGTATATGACTTATTGTAATCAAGTTTTAATATAGCAACTTTCTTTTCATCTTTTTGAGAGTATAAGCAAATTGCTAAGTCGCAAGATTCTAATGTAGCATTCAATTTCATAACATCAAATAAATAAGCTGCAATCTCTTTAGAGTTATTTAAAAATGAACTTTCATCATAAATAATTTGTTCACAACACTTCTTAATTAGATTGTTACTATAGTCATTAAATACTGCTGTTCTGATGTCATTATCTCTTGATACTTTGCTTATTTTCTTTTGAAAAAATAGGTCCATATCTTGACTAACTCTACCTTCAAAATCATTTAGTATTGGTGTATCGCTGTTCTTATCTAAAACATGTATTATAAATTTGTGTATTATCATAATTTCACCCCTTATAAATTTTTAAAGCGTTCTATAATCTTCTCGCTTATAGTATTTTTTATAACTTCGTCTACCTTATCTATAGTTATTAGTACTATATTTTCATCTTTAGCCAATGCCTTTGCTTTCTTTCTTAAAGCTTCTTTACTTCCATATGTATAATGTATTTTTCTATTTTCTAACGATAATCCTATTTGCCATCTCAATACATACTTTGACATTTGTTCCATCCCCTATTTTAATAATCTTCTCCATTTGTTAAATCATAATCTTCTATATCATTTCCTAAATCCAAAATTATTTTTGACCCATGAGCAAATATTTTAAATAGCAAATCTCCAAAATTATCAAATCCACTCATTATATCTTTAGATGATATTTCTCTATTCTCGTATCTATATGATGCAATAGTTCCATCTTTTCTCAACAATATGGAGTGTTCGCATCTGTATTTACTTTTATTTGGTTCTTTATCAATTTCAATCCATCCCGAACCATATTTATTTTCATCAAGAATAAATGTTATGCAATCTTCATAGCCTTCATATTCATCAATATCATATTTATCCATTTTTAATATTTCCAACAATTCGCTCATTTTATATTCTTTTTCAGCACCTACAAGCATGTTATCTAAATTTCTTTTTAAGTGTTCAATAGCTTCTACCTTCATTGTCATATCAATCTTTTCTTTTACTGTAGTTGCTACGAGCACATTATATTTTTGTATATCTAATTTATCTAAATTTATATTTATATTTTCACTTAGATGTTTTTCAATTTTTTTACTAAAATCACCCCAATTTCCAAAAACCTCATTCACAACTCTTTTTATTGTTTCTGCCAATTGTTTTTTAACTACTTCCTCTACAAAGCCATTTTCCTCTAACTCTACTAGTGCATCATTCATAATTTTATTTAAATCCATTATATTATTCCCCTCTCTATTTTCATTTTTGAGAGTCACAAAACACTTCAACAATAATTTATACCAAAAGACATTTTGCAACTCTCTAAACTGTCTTAATTAGATATTTTCACTTATATTTCTTCTAACATTTCCTCGAGTTTATTTTTTAATAAATCATATTTTTCTTTAGTTTCTAAATCTAATATTCTAACTCTTCCTCGCTCTGCTATAATAGCTATATTTGAACTTTCACATATCATCTGTATATAATTTACAGAAGCATTTATAATTTCTAATCTATCATCCATTCTTATACACCTCTTTTATTGTCGCAATTTTCACACTCTTTTAGATTCAATCTATACTCATAAACTCTACCAGCTATAAAACTTCCTATTATAAGCATTGTAATAGCTAATATATTCATTTTTCTAACATCCCCTCACACTCATACCTACTTAATATTTTTATAGCTATATCAATAGCTTTATTAACAGAACACTTTTTCTTATTTAATATCTTTTCAGCTAACTTAATTACTTGTTCCACATTTGCTAATACCATCTGTCGCTCCTTGAATATACTCTGCTTTCCAACCATCCTCAGTTGATTTATTTTCTCTAGCTAAATAACTTGCATAGCTACGACTAACCTTTATATATCTACTTGCTTCTTCAGCACTCTTAAGAATCTTTACCTCTCCAGTATTTATATTGAAAATTTTTATAATTTTTCCTGGTCCACCACGATTTGTAGTTTTTATTTCTGAATCTTCATATTTTATTTGTTTCTCAATTTCATTTTTTATTTTTTCATTTCTCTTTCTTATTGCTCTTAAATTAAGTTCAAACATATCTTCTATATCAATAGTTTTTTCTAAAAACGTTCCTGCATCCATCCAAATTTTAGCCATTTTATTACATCTCCCTTATTAAAATACCTAACATTTTATATTGCATTATTTTTGCTACAACTGCTGATAAATGCAATATCTTAAGCCACAACATTTCTCTTTGTAGATACTCCCATCCAGATACTATTTCAAAAGTAGCTTTACCTTCATATTTTACTCTCTCAAACGGATTGTCTATTTCTGTACTCTCGAACATTACTTCTCCAATTCTTGTATCATTTATCTCAAAACTTCCCTTATCACATTCCAAGAAAAGTTTCTTACACTCATGTTTCACTTTTAGACCTCCAACACTTTAGGTTTCCTTATCTTTTCTAACATCTCAGGATTTTCATATATATTGCCAATAACTTTAACCACTGCAATTTCATGAAATAACCCAACGCATTCTCCTAGCACTTCATTATCTATTACAAAGAAACCTTCTTCAAATTTTACCTCTCCTATAAATTCTTCAAATGATAAGATGTATGAAACAATATCACCCTCATAGATTTCTTTTCTAATACAATCCTTCAAACCTGTGTATATCATAACCTCAAAATTTTCATTGCTTGTTGGTAAATAAACACCACTATAAACCCACTCTCTAAGCAAATTTTTAGAATAGCACACCATTTCATCATAACTATACATTTCTTTACCATTTTTATTCCATTCTCTAAATTTTAACTCCATCTTTCATCCCTCCAATATTTTAACTTCCTACTCCAAACTTCTCTTTTTGGCTTTTCTTAATAATGTCATCAAGCTCATTCTCTGAATACTTAGTAAATGTTTGTTCAAAGTTAGCAAACTTATTTTTACTCACATGGTTATTAACTACTTTTTTTGTTTTCTTATTTTCTTGCTGTAATCTATATGATTCCAGTTGCTCATATGTAGTAATATTTGCATCCTTCCATTTTTTAAGGATACCTTTTAAGTATGCTAGATTCATATTCATCTTTTCAGCACATATCTCTATAGCTCTTTTAAATACTCTTATATCTACTTCATTAGATACTTCTAATAACCATTCAGCTGTAACTGGATATATTACTCCTATATTTTCTTCATACAGCTTCTTAAATTCTTTTAAAAAGTTATCCACAGGTTGCTTTACTATATACATATTATTAATACTGTTACTATTAATACTGTTACTATTAGTGTCCATATTTTCCGTGTCCGGCTGAGTCGTGTCCGGAAAAGTAGGACATGGTTCCATGTCTACATTTTTAGGATACGGTTCCGTGTCTTGCTTTTTAGTACATGGCTTTTTCTTCTTTTTCTCCTCTTTTAAACCTCTCTTAGAAATACATTCATCTATATAAGTTCTATCAAATACTATTTCATATATATTGTTTTGCATCTTGCCTTGTTTGGATTTATTCTTATGAACCCTTATATAGCCACTCATCTCTAGCTCTTTTTTGTACTTTGTAAATGTGTCTTTTGATATATCTAGTTCATAACAAATTAAATCCCTAGATGGAAAACATGTTCCATCATTCCCTGCAAAACTAGTTAGATATGAATACAGCATTCTAGCGCCAACTGTCAACCACCTATCTCTTGCTATTATTCTTGGCATAAGACCGTATCCACCACTTAATATATTTAATTTCTCTATAACTGACTTATCTTCATTCAAGGTGCCTCACCTACTTAATCAACATTTATAGCTTCTTCCACACTAACTTTACCATCCATATTTTCTTTTACTTCGAAATCAACTTCTAAACTTTCGCTTTCATCTACGACCATGCTCATATCTTCATCTATTTCAGATTTTATTGTTTCATCACCTACCATAGCTTTTTGTAATTCTATACTAAGTGGTGCATATTTTAATAACTGTTTTATAACTGTCTTTTTAGCCATTGAATCAAAATCTGTTTGCCATGGTCCACTACTATAACTTTTACTTTTACTCTTTGCAAATTCTATAATTTCCTCTTTAGTCATAAAAGAAAAACTATGTCCTCCTGTATCCAAATGATATACTGCATAATATCCAATTATTTCCCCTCTATCACCATTTAATTTAGGTTCATGAACTAAGTCTTGATGAAGCCCATATTTAATCTCAAATTTATCGTTTTCTCTTATTTTATGAGCATATATAGTTTTTATCTTTCCACTTCTTTGTGCTAATTCTAAAAGACCTTTATACCCAATTTGGAATTGCACTTTATTTCCATATGGTATCAAATATGCTTGACCTAAAGGCGTATTAGGCTCAAGACCTAATTGAGCTGATTCCATCATTGCTGCTATAAAACTCATAGGTTCACATGATTGTAACCTTGGATTATTACTAAAAGCTGTTAGGGCAACTCTTTGAAATCTCTCGCTTGAAACCATACTAGGTAAAGCTTTTTTTATCTGACTTGCCATTTTATTCATAAGTTGCTCCATACCTTTACTTGGACTTACCTTGACTGTATTTGCTCCTGAAACTTTCTTTTCTAATGCTCCTTTTGCTTTTTCACTAGCCATATATATTACCCCCTATTTTATTTTGAATGTTCTGTATGAACTTATATTTGTATATTTTTCTGCTATATCAGGCATTTCTTCTCTTAATCTCTTGGTATCAATGGACCTTTTAGTAGCTCCTTTCCAAGTTATTATTCTTCCGCCTAATGTAGCTAACTCAAACTCTCTCATTTCACTTTGTATTTCTTGTTCTATTAGCTGTTTCTCTCCTTTTAGTTCTTTCATTTGTAAAACTATATCATCATATCTTTTTAACTTTGATATACCATCTTCAAGTAGATTTAGTTCTATTTTCTCTTTTACTGAGTTTTTATACCTTGTTTTCAGAAACTCACTATAAGCATCTGAACCATCAGGAATTGGTAAAATGTCTTTTAATACATTTTCTTCCCAAAATTCACTCTCTATTTTCATTAGATTTTTAATTACTTCATTATCCCTATTTATCTTGTGCCATACAAACTTTTCATTTCCAAGAAGTGCTGCTATATAACAATGTGTAGCTCCTGTGACAGCCATATAGTGTAAGCATTGTATTTCATAATGAAGTGGAACTCCATTTTCCCATTCTTTTATAGAAAAACTATTTGTTGTCTTACATTCTAAAAATGCTTTTTCTCCTACTATAGCTCTGTCTATATTAGCTATTGCAAAAGGATACTTTTCATTTTTCAACATTCCATTTACATTACGGACCTTAAGACCAGTTTCTTCTGTAGAAAGTTCTGCAACTAATCCTTCTAATCTATTGCCTAATTCCATTCTGAAACTTTTAGTTTCTATTGGTATTTCTTCTTTCTTTTCTATATATACTTGAACAGAAGTTTTTCAGGGATTTAATCCTGCTACTGCTGATGCATCACTACCCCCTATTCCTAATTGTCTATTTTTAAGCCAATCAATTTTATCTATGTTCTTAGTATCAGTTACTATAAAAGCATCTAAATATTTTCTACGACTTGAAATTTTATTCATTTTATGGTATCCTCCTAAATAAGTTGAATTTTTTGTATGTGTTGGTTACTTTGACCAGCACTTTTTTTATTGAAATAATCCTGCTAAACATATTGCAAATAAACCTACCATTTTATTTCCTCCTAAGATAAAATTTTAATCTCATAATCACCATCTTGAATATCTTCTGTTATTAAGGCTTGATACTCCATACAGCCTCTACCTTCATCAAAGTATGCTAAATTTAATTCTTTTTCTGTTGCTACTACTACTATACAATCAATTTCAAAACCAAATCTTTTGCAATTTACTTTTACTGCATTTCCTACTTTAATTGTTTGTAAATCAAATTCTTTTACCAATTCAACCATTATTTGACCTCCTTATTTTCTATTTCTTTTATGTAATCCCAAAGTATTTGTAATATTAAAGAATTTTTTGACATTCCTCTTTCTTCTGCTATTAATATTAATTTTGTATTTAAATCATATGGGATTCTTAATCCAGTTCTTACTCTATTTGCCAACATAATTTCCTCCTATATTGTTATCTATGTGTTGCCTATCTTTAATACAAAGTATAACACTTTATTATTATGTTGTCTATATGTTGCCTATATATTTTTTTGTATTTATTTTTGTGATATAATTGTTGCCAAATAGACTACACAAAGGAGTTGATATTATGGCTAAAATGGGTACATATAAAAATCCTCATTTTGCAATTAGAATACCAAAAGAAAAACTTGATAAACTTAAATATATAGCTGAGTATAATGCTCGTTCAGCTAACAAAGAAATAGAATTTCTTGTCACTAAACATATAGAAATGTTTGAAAAAGAACATGGTCCTATACATTTGGATTCTGAATAAATTCTTGTAATATGCTTAATAAAATACTATTAAAACTTCTTCCTTTTTTACTCGCCTGCTTTTCTAATTTTTCTTTAAGTTCTTTAGGCAGGCGTATTGTTGTCTGCTCTCTTTGCATCTAATCACCTTTTTCTTTAATTATTTATAGCTTACTTTATTTTTAAATGTGTTGGTAAATACAAGTTAACTACCTCTATATCTCTTGTTAATGTACTTCTTTTAACTTTCTTATCTTTATTAAACTTCTTGTTACTTTTCTGCTCGTCATAGTATGTAATCTTATATAACTCTTTGTTTCTCTCTACCTTGTAAACTTTGTTTTTATAGATTGTTTTCATGATGTTATCCCCTCGTTGCATTTTCTAAGACCTTCAAAACTTGCTTTTATTTGCTTATCATTGCAAAATTGGATATAAGCTATCAGTACTCTTACATTCAACTAAATCACCCCCTTTCTTTTTTTCATTACATCTTTATCTTTCATTGCATTTTTCATAATAAATTCTTCAAATGATATTCTATCAATCATGTACTTTCTTCCTATTTTTAAAGCAATAAAATCTTTTGTTATCATGGCTTCTCTTGCCATGTTTCTAGCTGTTACATCAGATATTTTCAAGTACTCACAAAATTCTTCTATAGTCATTAACTCCATTCTTTTAATTCCTTCTCTATCTAAAAACATCTTGATGATGTCTGTTGTATCATCTCTTCGCATTAACTCTTGTACTAAGTCTTTTGTGTCTATGAATTGTAATGCTACACTCATTTTCAAACCTCCTTCTCATATTAATTGAATATCCTGTATTTAGTTTTCAAGGTACTGTCATGATTTAACCTAATTTTTGCTTAAATCACTTGATATTCCATATTTTAAAGCCATATCTTTTACAATAGCCACATACCCCTCTATTAGCTTCTTATCATCTTGTATTACATCTAAATTGTTAACTTTCTCTCTTTTAGATTCAGATACACCTTCTTCTGCCATTTTTCTTCTTTTATTGATTAATCTTCTATGTAGGTCAACTCCAAATCTCTTATTTAATAATTCATAACTTTCTGTTCTAAGCATATTTATATGTTCAAAACCACCTTGTTTTTTTGCTATTCTTGCAATTAGTTGATGTGTATTTGTTCTCCAACTATTTGAGTCTAATGAAACTACATCTTTTATTGTTTCAACCTCTGTCTTTGCTTCTAAAGCAATGCTATTTGCTTGATTAACTTGAAGTCTTAAATCTTTCATTTCTTTTAAACTTTCTATTAATACATCTTCTATACAAGTTGGCTTATGTTGCTTAACTTTGAAATATGTTTCTTCTAAGTTATCAAACTGCTCCCAAGCTTTGTCAGTATCCAATATTTTGCAGTGTCTATTTGCTCCTCTTTCAGTCCAAAGATACATTTTTGAAGTAAATTTTAGGTTTTCATATTCTGTATGAATACCTTTAAAATTTTTTAAATCATCACCTTGCAATAAAAAATAATGTTTACCTTCAATAAATCTATCTTTGTTATTGTTAAAATTGTTGCTTATATTTCTTGCATCTGTTTCATATACATCTGCTAGTTGCTGTGTAGTTAAAACTCTTTCGTTATTTCTTTCTATTACTTGTAAGTTATTCATATTTTTCAGCTCCTTTTTCTTTAAATGTACTTTTAGTACAGTTGTTTTTCAAAAAAATATACTCTATTGAAGTATTGAAATAAGCTGCTATTTTTACAGCTGTATTTAGAGACGGTACTCTTTCGCCATTCTCTAAGAAAGCTATATACCTACTTGTAAGACCTAATTCAGCTCCTAACTGATTTCTACTTAGTCCTTTTTGTATTCTAAAATCTTTTAGTTTATTCATTTTTTCACCTTCTTTTACTTTATCTTATGTACTAATAGTACAGTACTATTAGTACATTGTCAATAGCTTTTTTAAAAAAAATGAGCTATAATTGATAATTAAGAACTAATAGTTCAATATAAATTAAAAAGGTGGCTAAATAACATGATTGGATATAGAATAAAGGAATTAAGAAAAGAAAAAGATATTACTCAAAAAGAACTTGCAACTTTTTTAGGTCTTACTCCTAAAATGATTTCTTTTTATGAGAAGGAAGAAAGATTTCCTCCACATGACATAATTTTAAAATTATCAGATTTTTTTAATGTATCTACAGATTATTTGCTTGGAAAGGTCAATGTAAAAAATATAGACAATCTTAGTGAGTTAGAGCTAATTGAAAATCTAAATTTCTCTGATGATATAAAAGAAGCTTTAAAACTAATTAGCGAATTAAGTCCTTCTAGTCAAGAAAAAATGTTCAAAATAGCAAAAGTATTTCTTGAAGAAGAACTTAATGAGAAAAAATAAGAAAGAGAAGAAAACTATTCTCTTTCTTTTTTATTTTCTTGTTTATAATATTCTTTTAATAATTCTATGTACTTTTCTAACTTCTCACTATTATTTTCTCTTAATTTGTTCAATGTATCCCCTGTGTCAATTAGTAGTTTTTTTGATTTTTCCACACGCCTTCCCCCTACTATCAGAACTTACGTTCTTATTTTTAGTCAAAATTCCCTAATGAATTTTAATAAAATATAACTATGTATTTTCATTTCTAAAAATATTTTTAGATTATTCAAAATTTTCTTGGATAATTATCTTACTTACATAATAATACTTTTGTTAAATATATGCAATAAAAAAAGGGGAATTGTAACAAAAAAATCGAATTTTGTAGAGTCTTGGTTATTTTTTCCATTCCTGTGTATTATTAATCGTCTTTTTAATTATA